TTAACAGGTGAAGATATGCAACTAGTTAAAGATACTTTAGAAGAGAAAAGAAATGCTAAAGCTGAGATGGTGCAAAAACTAGAATCAGGAACATTAGATGAGACATCATTAAACGAAGCAGGCATTAATGCTGAAGGTAATAAAACAGCATTGGCAGTTGAAAATATGGGACGATTAAGTGGAGAAGCTACTGATATGGCTAACGCTCAACCCCAACCAGTTGTAGTAAACAATAACTCTACTAGTGCACCGGCAAGTGGAAAATCAGATGATAAGCTTATAGGTGTTATGGGTAGCCCAGGAATTAGAAACAATGATAGTACCATTCACAGAGCAATGGACCGAAGATTTACTTAAAGCGATTGAACTCTATCACGGAGTCTATTAGCTCTAGGTCCTACTTGTACAGCCCAACGACTGTCCATCATTTCTATAGAAGCTTTATTCCAATCTCCCTCATTGATTGCACCAATAAATTTCTTAAATTTACCTAGTCTAGTTCTACCTAAGTTAAACATCATATTAACAAGAACTTCTTGTAGTTCGCCAGGATACTCTTTCCAATTATCCTTAAACAATGCCTCACATTCTGATATAGATATATCTAAATCTTGTTCAAAACATTCTCTAACTCTCTCTTCTGAGATTGCTGTGCCTTGCCGTTGACCGTGTTCTACATCTGATTTTAAAATAAGATGTCCTACGCCAAATGTAGGATAGCCTAAGTGATCGTGATAGATCTCATATACGACGCCCTCGTCGATTTTTAACTGTTCGTAGACATTAGTCCTGTCCATAATTACTTCCCTTGTGTATGTAAAAATTGTTGATGAGGTTTAACGAAACAATTTGTTATGCTAATCCTCTTGTTTGTATATTTATGTCCTTCTTCAATAGTACTATGATCTAATATTTTTTCTTGTATTGAAGGTACTTGGTGTTCCAACCAAGCAGGCCATATCATTATGTCGCCTGTCTTAGGTTGTATTGTTTCTTTTAGTTCTGCTTTCTTTGTTCCTAATGTCCAAGATGTGTACATGTCTGATATAGGAGACTTAAATTGTATGGGTGCATGCTCCTCATCTGCTCTTACATAGTAGGTAACAATTAAATAATATTGTGTATGTGAATGCCAACCATAAGAATCTGTTTCATCAAAATAAGTATACCAAGCATAATTGTGCCAAAAGTTTTTTAAAGAATCTCTTAATTTAGAATCAGGTCCTTGTTGGAAATCATCATCTATAGGTTGTGTAAAGTAATAATAATTCATCACATGATCTTTTATTATTTTTTGTAATTCGCTCCACCCTTTCACACCTTCCATAGGATCTATTTTTAATTTAGATTTATGTTCACCCTCTTCTGTGTATATAGAAAGTTTACTTTTTTGTCTATCCCAGTCTTGTTTTTCTTCTTGTAGTTTTTCTATAGAATCTTGTAAGTCAGGAATAAGATCCATGCCCACATTGCTTACATGATATAATGGTAGTCCTAATATCTTTTTCATTTTGCTAATAACCAAGGAACCAAATATTTTCCTGTCGTGTCCCACTTACCCATAACAAGTTTGCCTGGGTTATCATGGTGATTTTTATGATAGTCTTCTCCTCCCATAAACAAATTAGATATTCTACCTAAATTTGTAGGAGTTCCTTGTGTACCACCATGTCCTCGCCAATTTAAATTAATCATCTGTAGCCAACTCCAACAAAACATGCACGCCAACCATACATTTAAATAAGGATTTATTAAGGCAAACAATATCCAATTAGCAAGATATAATCTCCAATAATGTTCTGTTACCCATTGAGCATCTTTATGTCTGGCATAATTTCTCATGAATACAGGCTTTGTTTCTCCATATCTACCTAATGCTAAGTTCCAAAATCCTATTTGTTTAGGACCATGAGGATCGCCTTCTTCATCTGTATACTTGTGATGATTTAAATGTGCTATTACATAATGTCCAGGTGGTGCCTCGCCTGTAAGTACCATGAAATACAACATCATATTTTTACCTAGCCATGTAGGTTGAAATTGATTATGTGTTAACCATCTATGATAACCTGCATTTGCTATTCGAGATACGAAGGATAACATTACAAATGCAAATATAAACTGTAATAATGTTGCACCTTGTATTAACCAATATGCCAGCCCACCTATTGCTACTGAAAACAATATAGCTAATTTAATTGCTGTTTTGGTTGTGTACTTCATATTACTATTTATTAGTCAAAAAGAAGGCTCCGTTAGGAGCCCCCAAAACTCTAGGTTTTATTTACTTTTCGTCAGCAAGCTGTTTAAAGTAACTTAAAGTATCATCTTCATCATCAGCAATTGCTGGCTCAGGAGTAGATACAGGTGCAGGAGCTGAAGCTTCTACAGAGGTTGCCTTTTGTACAAAGTGATCATCCTCAGCATCATTAGTTTGTGCTGAAATGGACTCTGCTGTAGGGACAGTCTTTGTTCCTAGAACCATGTCTAGTTTAGACTTCAACTCATCATAAGATTTAAATTGATCTGGAGACACAAGAGTACCTAAGTCATATTGTGTATTCCATATTGCTTCAATTTTAGCATCATCTTCTGCAATAGAAGAAGGCGAATCAAATTCACTTTTATCATAATTACGATAGCCTTCTACTTGTCGAATTTTTAGTTTAAAGTTAGCACCTTCCCAAAAGTCGAAAGGGTTAACTGGTTTCTCATCTTGAAACTCTGGTTTCAAAACATCTTGGATTTTGTCAAAGATCTTTTTACCAAATTTGTAAATAAAGACTTTGCCTTCATTCTCAGGATTGGAAGGATCTTCTACTACCAAAATATTAGCCCAATAATTTAGGCGTCTTTTTTGTTTACGAGCAATCTCTTTGTTTGCCTCCACACCAGAATTCCATAGTTCAGTATTAAGTTCTGAAACAGGATCTTGCTTGTTAAGAGTTGTGAGAGAGTTCTCAATATACCATTTTCCACCAGGGCCTTGAAAGCCATGGTTGAAAACTCTAACCCAGGGTACACCAGTATCTGTTGCACCTTGAGACAAAGGTAAGAATCGAATAACTGAATATCCGTTACCTGCTTTATCTACTGTGGGTTTCCATTCCCTGTCATCGCCTTTCTTAAAATTTGATTTAGGGTTTGAGATTTTTTCGACTTCCTTCATTAAGTTGTCGAAGTTGCCTCTTTGTTTTCTGAGGTCTGAAAGTGTATTAAACGACATATTTTTTCTCCGTATTTGCGTTATATTAGCGTTGTATTAGCGTTGTATTAAGTGACCCATGTCCCCGAAGGGACATGGATTTCCAATACTTATTTTCTCCTAAGAGAATTAGTACTAGCAATTTTATTTATAAGAGTTAGATGTTTGACATGTAACTTTTTGGTATTCACAATACCTTTTAAGAAAGGTGTATACCGTTTAATTAACATACATGTATCTCCTATAATTAAATCGCCAATATAATCATCTAAGAACGGTTGTAGTTGGTTTAATATAACCACGCTTTCTATTGTTATATGTTTACCTAACAACAACCTCAGTTCTATAGGATGATCGTTATCAGTACTCATTAGAATTTGATCTGCATTATCTATTGTATCCAGATCTTGTCCAAATGTGTATCCAATTTTGTCTCGCCTACTTATCCAATCTTTGAATATTTGTTGGCTACTTATTCCATAAGGCATGCCACATCTTCTATCACCAGCTACAGCGTTAGCAACAGACAATGCTACAAATTCAGGTTGTTTGAATTTATCACATACCATTTCAAACATACCAGGCAGTCCTTGTTTAGATTCAAATACTTTATATGGTATATTAATTGCTGTACCATACTTGTATTTGTCTTTAAAAGCATACGGCCATTTCTGCATATCATACTTGCTCCAAAAATGTTCTTTGATTGCAACATGTATTTTATATGCTTTGAAAGGCTCCACTATTCAAAGTCCTCATCTAAACTTAATTCTTTATTTTCATAATCTATAAAAGTGGATTTACCTATATGTACTAATTTATTCTCATAATCCATACCACTTAAATCTGCATATTCTTTTAATGTTCTTTTGTTACCTATACCATATTTGTCTGTAACTTTGCCTTGTAGAACTCTATCTACTTTTTTAAAAGATTCGTTTATAATTTTTTCTTTTTCTTCTGGGTTGCCGTCCCAATGTAATTTTCTTTTTAATTCTATTTCTTCTGTATTGTACCAGTGATATAAAGGCAAGTTAGGTACATGCACCATATCATAGCCATGTGTAAAAGATCGTAAAGCAAGTGTTGCTTCTTCTCCGTTAAAATATATTTCTTTATCGTATGGAACTTCTTCAACCCATTTGCCTTCTGTAAATATGCCTCCACCTGCCATGGCAAAGCCTCTAAAATATTTTTTACCTGGTATGACATGTGCCATTTGACCAGGGTTGTAGCCTCTTACCCAAGGTAGATGTAATTGTAATGCGTGTGTTTGATCGGAGTCGTCTGTTGTTATTCTAAATATATACTCTTCATCTGTATTTAAAAATCCTCCCTTAGAAACTAAAACATCAAAGCCTCTTGGGTATCCTGTTATAATAGGTTTCTCAAACCAGTTAAAACAATTAGAATATTTTTCCAATAAATCTTTATCCCAGTCTTTTTCAAATAATGTATGAGAATCTATCTGCATAAAGATATCTTCACCTTCAAACAAATCTGTTTGTATTGTACTTCGTGCCCAACAGGCACCTTTTGCATCTTCGGGATCACAAGTTTTATATCGCACATTGTCTGGAAGATCTTTTAGAATATCTTTAGACTGATCAAATACTCCTAATACTAAATCATTTTTATATTTAGAATTTTCTAAAATAGATTTTATTGTATAAGGTAGTATTGGATCTTGGTATGATGCAATAGAACAAAATATTTTCACAGGGGCAACTTACTCTTTCTTTTTTCTTTTAATAAATTTAAATCTAATGCTTCTTCTTTAATTTTTGCTTTTAAAGATGCTGTTAAAAATTTAGAAACACTTTCTATTTCTATCTCTTTTTTAATACAATAATCACATACAATATCCATGCACTGTGAAGAAGTATTAAAGGCCATTTTCTCTATAAACTGTGAAAATTCCGTTGAAGTATGGAACTCTTTTGTTACTAGGAATATGTCGCTTACTTTTTCTTTTGTCATCTCTATCGTGTTATCAATTACTACTCTTGGTTCCACTCTTATTCTCCTGAACCCACGCTTTAATATAATCATGTACATTATGCGTGGATTGAATATATGGATTTTGGCAATGTGTTCTTTCTGCCTCTCCCTTTCTATCAAACGAATGTACAATAGGGTGCTTAAAACAATCTGCTATTGATGAGATTGATTTAGGATCACCACTTCCAAAATGTGCTACAGAAGGAAGAGTTGGATCTGCCATTAGTTGTAGGATGCCTTGTATTACATCATCTACATGCGTAAAGTCTCTTTCTTTTTTACCTGTGCCAAATACTGTTAAGGGATTGCCTTCTAAATAATCATTCTTAAATTTTCTAACAACCGTACTATACTCTCCATAGTCTGCCTCACCTGGTCCATATACATTATAATAAAACATTAAAACATAATCTAAAGCATAAAGTTTTCTGTACATATCTAATATAGATTCACAAACAACCTTGCTAAATGTATATGGATTGCCTTGAGACTCAACATATTGTGTACTTGAAGATGTAGAAAAGAATAATTTACAATTAAATATCCTAGCCCAATCTGCAACTGCACAGGTTGTTGTTATGTTATTTGTAATAGTCTCTGTTGGATACTCTAATGCTCTACGAACTCTAGGGCTATTTGCCAGATGAAAAATGGCAGATGGTGGCTCTATAGAATTTAAGTGAGGATTAAAATCAACTACATCACATTTATGATATTCTACGCTGTTATGATTTAAGAATACACTTCCTGTTCTGTTGTCGTCCACCACTGTTACACAAAATCCATTATCCAATAAATTTTTTGTAAGGTGTGATCCTATAAAGCCACATCCGCCTGTTACTATTACATGAGGTAAATCCGTTAACATGTGCTAATTATACGACCATTGATTGCTTTAGTCAACATCTTTATAGAAGATATGGTTGTCTATTGTTATTGTTCTATTATATACCATAGCCCATTTAGGTTTTACTTTAGGACTGTGATACCACAATGAACCCTGTGTGAAGTCTTCTGTTTCGTATGTGTACATAACTTCTGCAATTAAAAGAATATCTTTGTAGCAGTTCTCATCTTTTATTGTGTCTGGTTTCCCATCACAATACCAACTAAATTGGCATGAGTGAAGATCTATTCTTCCACTAGGATAATACTTCGTTTGTTTTACAACACCACATATAGTGTTAGGAAATCTTTCATCCTTCACT